CAATATCTATGACCAAAGAAAGGAACTGTCCGGTGTGTAACCAGCCGATTCTGAAGGGCCAGCCCCGGATAGATTTTATCGCTTACATCCATACCAAATGCTTCTCCGAAACCCCAAGGGGTGAATTGACAAAGTTGCTTGGGGAGAAAAGGAACAGGATTTTGGGGAAAAAAGATTATTATCGGAAACCAAAAAATGAAGTTCAAAAACCAGATAATTCAGGGTGATACCTTTCAAGCTTTAAAGCAACTGCCAAATGATGTTTTTGACACAATTATAACCTCGCCTCCATATTGGGGCTTGAGGGATTATGGTGTAGGGGGACAAATAGGATTAGAACCTACTTTAGAAGAATATCTGGGAAAAATGTTAGCAGTAATGAAAGAGCTGAAACGAGTTTTGAAATCTACCGGAGTTCTCTTTCTAAATCATGGTGATTGTTATGGAACAGGAGCAGGAGCAGACAAGAGGCCGGGGATTAAACAAGCAACTAATGTCGGGACGGTTAAAAAGAAGCCAACCAAGGGTTTTCAAAAATGTTTGTTGCTCCAAAACTACCGCCTAATCCTTAAAATGATAGACGAGCAGGGTTGGATACTCCGCAACTCAATCATTTGGTCAAAACCCAACGCTATGCCTTCAAGCGTGAAGGATAGATTTGCTAACAAGTATGAACCAGTATTTATGCTGGTGAAGAAAAAGAAGTATTGGTTTGACTTGGATGCGGTGAGGAAGCCATATGCAGAACCAATGAATAGGTGGGGTGGAGATTATTTTAATTACCGAGTTAGAGATGCCGAAAAAAAACAAGGGCAACCGCAATTTCAAGTAAGCGAAAAAGAGAAAAAAAATTATCCTAAGAAAATTCAGGCAGAATCTTTTAAAAGAAGTAGAAATATGAGACCTGATAAAGCAGGCAAAAACCCCGGCGACCTCTGGCAAATCCCGACTCAACCTTTTCCAATGAGAGATTTCGGTGAGCATTTTGCCACCTTTCCAGAAAAGCTAATTGAGCCAATGATATTGAGTTCTTGTCCTAAAGAGATTTGTAAAAAGTGTGGGAAGGCGAGGGTGAGAATAACAAAACCAACAGAGGAATATGCAGAGAATCTTGGCACTTGGACAGAAGATACAGATAAGTCTAAGAAACTAAGAGGAGAAATTGGCTTCCAAGCCAATACCAAAAAAGTAAGTTTAACCGTTCAATATAAAACTATCGGCTGGACTGACTGTGGTTGCAACGCTGGCTGGGAAGCTGGAATTTGCCTTGACCCTTTTATTGGCTCTGGCACAGTTGCCGTAGTAGCCAAAAGATTAGGTAGAAACTATTGTGGAATTGAGCTGAATAAAGACTATATTAAAATGGCTAAACAAAGAATTAGAGGGCAAATAAGAGCAATGTTATAAGTCTTAACCAATATGAGCATGAAGAACATCTTAAAAAAAATCGCAATCTTTGTTCTCGAGAAAACAAGCACTCTTGAAGAATTAAAAATCGCAGAAAAGAAATCCACCGATCCTAAAAAAATAGCAGGGGGGATCGGTTATTATGAGTATTTACCAGAAAAGGTTGAAAATGCCAAAGCTGTCTTTAAATCCAGCCGTTTTGTTTATAAAGAATACACCAAAGAGCATAATGAGTGGTTTGAATTACACGGCTTTAAAAAGCCCTATCCAAAGGCCTCATTAGGAGTTAATTTAACTTTAAGGAAAGAAGAAATTGAGGATAGTAGAGTTTATTCTCCAGACGAATTGGCCGCAAGAAAATTAAAAGCTGGCACTAAAGTAGAATATGCAAAAAATAAAAAGACCTAAAAATTTATTCATCAAAACATATTGCGAAATAATGGATTATATTCTTAATGATTTACCTCCAAAGATAATTTTTGATCCAGTAAGCAACAAAGAACTTAAAGAAAGAGAAAAGATGGCAGAAAAGCTATGGAATCTGCAACAAGATAAGATTAAGAAGACAATTAATTCTCCTTATTTAAATGAAAAAACTAAAACCCCTAACAATTCTTAAAGAAGATACCTACAAAGGCTGTCCTATCTTAATTCAGAAACTTGACAGTTATTTCCAGTATTTGCTATTATTCAATAATAAGTTTTATCAGCAGTATTGGAAAATTGCTCCTCATGGTCTCCGCCGGTTTCTAAAAAACAAATACTCTCAAAAACAATTAGTGAACATAACAAGAATGATGTTGACATCTGCCCAAGCAATCATCACCATTCTTGAAAAAAAACATGTCAAAACTAAAAAAAGTAAAGCCTCTAAATGAGGGAATGTTAGATGGTCCGGCCTCTCTGGAGCTAATCTACCCCTCTATTGAATTTTCAGAAATTGATCTGCCAGAATTAAAAAAATGGGAGGTTGGCAAGGACTATACTTTGAAAATGAAAGTTACCCAAAAAGAAATTAGGGAAGGCAGATCAGGTGAACTTTATGGCAGATTTGAAATAAAAGAGTTGGGGGTAGCTGATAACCCTCACAAGAAAAAGTATGCCTAAAGCATTCGACAACTGTCGCAAAGCCGGCGGGAAAATAAGAACTAAACGAATAGACAAAGAACATTATATGCACATTTGTATCCCCCCGGGCGGTGGAAAAGGTGATTCTGTTGGCGGCGAATTGAAGAGATATAAGAAAGTTTTAAAGAAATGAAAAAGAAAGTTAGAATTTATAAGATCTTGAGAACTACGCCGGGCCAATTCCATTCTTGGCTTGATAGCAATGTTGGAATAATCAGAAAACCAAATGGTTCAATAAATTTAGGACATCCTTTTATCTGCAAAGTCAGGAATTTTTTAAAAGATTTAATTCCATAAAGAAATCTAAAAAATACTAATGTCAGAACGTGATTCCAACAAGGATCACGAAGAAGAGACTAGAAATGAAGAAAAGAGCAAAGAGGAGGGTGGATTAAGGAAACCCCCCATTAGCGACGACAGGCAGGATACAATTCAGAAACAAGTTGATGTGGAATATCTGCTTTCTTTTTCATATACAGAAGAAAGACGCAAAGAATCCCTAAAACGACTTAAGTTATATAACAATCAAAGACGCGATAAGAAAAAAGTAGGCGACCCCCTACTTTTTAGTGTTTTTCAGACAGTATTTTCAGCCCTTTATACTGATAGGCTTTTAGTAAAAATGAAAGGCAAGGAAGAAGGAGATGCTCCAGCGGCTGAAAATCTAACCGCCTTAGCAGAGAATGACTATGTTGAAATGGCAAAAGACGAGCTTGATTATGACTGGGATTGGGACACAGGGTTTTTTGGCAAGGGCTACTGTCTCTTTTACGAATTTGATAGAAAAAGAATGGTGCCGATTCCAGAAATCATGGATCCAATGACTTTGATTAGAGACCCAGATGCTTCATCAATTAACGGCAATTACAAGGGTCGCGGGAGGGCTAGATTTTGGGGGAGGGAAATCGGCCTCACAAAGGCGGAATTGAAAGCCAATCCAGCATATTTTAATATTGATGATCTAAAAAAGGGCAAGGAAATTAACAGTCTTAAGGATAAAGCTGACGAAGCGCACAGGGAGGCCCAAGGTCGTGAAGATGTAAAATACAAAGAGGAGTCAATCACAGAGAATTATCGCTATCAGCTTTTAGAGTGGTTCACATTGATTGATGGCGAGATGCATATTACTACTTGGGCCGAAGGAAGGAAGACAATGATTAGATTTCAACCACTCAAGAATCCTTATGACCCCCAAAAATGGCCAGTTATTGAAAGATCCCTTTTCCCGATAGCTCATGACTTTGACGGAGTTTCGATTCCAGATTTAATTGAGGACAAGCAGAGAGCCAGAGCAATTATGATAAATCTGGGCATGGAGTCGGCCCAAGCCGATTTATACCCGCAATATCTTTATGATCAAAACCGAATTCCAAATCCCAACAACTTAAACTTTGCTTTTAATAAATTCATTCCGGTCAAGGGGAAGGGGGCAGTGGGCGATGCAGTAGCCCCAATTCAGAAATCCTTATTTCATCAGCAAGTTAATTTAATTTTAGAAATTCTTAATACCGCCGCCGAAAAGTCTGTGGCTGCACCTGAAGTAGCCCAAGGAGTGCAGCCACGCAAACAAAGAACATTAGGCGAAAGCGAATTGATCGTAGCCGGGAAAAGCGCCAGGCACTCTATGGCAGCGAGAATTTTTGGTTGGTCCGAAAGGAAGTTTTGGCGTAGATGGTATCATCTTTATAAAGAACACTTTTTAGAGGAAATTGACGAAAAGATTATCAGGATTCAGGGGCCGTTGGCGGATGATTGGAGACCTCTCACACGCGAGAATCTAATTACAGAAGCCGATCCTGATATTATTGTTGAAAGTGACTTTATCGCAGAAGCCGAAAGGCGGAGAAAGTTTTTAGAATTCTCTACTGTGGCTCAAATTGTGGCTCAAGACCCGAGCACTGGCAAAAGATATATCAACCGCAAATTAGCAAGAATTTCTGGAGTGACTACCCAAGAAATGAAGTTAATGTTCCCGCCTACGCTGGATGAAATGAGATCAGAATCCGAGAACAGAAAGATTGATGAAAACAAATTACCCAAAATTCATCCCCTAGATGACGATATTGTTCATATTGAAGTTCACAACAAGGCCGCCGATACCTCGGCTAAATTAGCTCACATAGAAGCTCATAAGTTTATGATGATGAAGAAACGCGAAAGACCAGATTTTTATCCATCTCCTTTGGAACCCCAAAGTCCTGGTTTTTCCCCAGTGGGAGTGCCAGGAGAAGGTGCTGGTCAGCAAGTTGCGCAACAGGCTGGAACTCCATCTCCCGCTATGACTGAGATTGGTGGGCAGACCGCTCCGGAAGAGGTTTGATAAAATTTTAATATCTGCAATAATAAATAATGGAAAATCCAAAAAACAAAATTCCCACCCAAAAAGAGATTGATGCCACGGTCGCATATCTTACAGAGGTTCAGGAGCACGAGGGATGGAAAATCATTGTTAAGGGGCTTGAAGACAGAGTAACTGTGGCTGAAAGTATATTACACGGGGAAACACCACTAGGAAAAGGCGAGACAATAGAATTTTGGCAAAAGATTTGGCAAGACAGGAAAAACATGATAGAGCTTCCATCGCAACTAATAGAAGGTTTGCAGAGCGGTCAAATTGTTCCTAAAGAATTTGATCCTTACGAAAAGTAAATAATCAGAAACGATTTCAGAAACGATAGGGGACTAATTTGTTCCCTATAACCAGAAATGATTGCATATAGGAAATAAATTAGTCTTCTGTTGAGGACTTTTTTATTAGCCCAGTGTCGAGCACTGGAGAGAATAATCCATCGCAAAAACGGGTATCGGCAACCCTGGAGTGAGCGATGCGTAAAGAAATATGCCAGATCCAAATACGGAATCCGAGAACCTCGACGCAGAGGAAAAAGGCGAAGAGGAGCTCGAGACGAAATCGCCCGAAGGTGATGAGGGCGAAGATGAAAAGTCTGAAAAAGACGACTCATCTAAAAAAGAACCACCAACGCCTGAACCTTCTTCAGATGACGACGAACCGCCACTAAGGAAAAGTGCAAAGGATCATATTATTGATCGCAAGCAAAAGAAGATAGAAAAGCTGGAAAAAGACAAATCTGGAGACCAAGACTATGAACTTGAACCAGAGGCGGGGAAAACGATTCAGGAGGAGGTTAGAAAAGCGACAGAACCAGTTCTTAATCAGGTGAGAGCCCAGGCAGATGAAACTGAATTGCAAGCCGTATTTGAGAAATATGGTGATGCAGCCAAAAAGATGGAAAAGCAGATTCGTAAGTATATGGGTGCTTACAAGAATGTCGCAATAGAGTTTATCTTTTTGGGGTTGGCCGCTAAAGAGATGAAGCTTCAGGAAAAGCGAAAGCAAGCAGACGAAGAAGCTGAGGGAAAAGCTATAGGCGGACATAGTCGTAGAGGCAAGTCCGTCGGCAAGATTCCGGATGTTAGAAAGATGTCCGATAAACAGGTAGAAGATCTCGCTTTTAAAGCCAAAACAGGCCAGTTCAAACCTTAATTTATAAAATTAAATCACTCCAAACATGGCCAATACAACTACTGGTGAGGTGACGCAAGCCGTAAATTATTTTTATGACCGGCGCCTCCTCATGAAAGCAGTCCCCCTGTTTGTCCACACCAGATGGGCACAGGTAAGGGATATTCCTCGGAATAACACTGATGATATAAGGTTTCGCAGATATACGCTTCTAACAGCGGCTACTACGGCCTTAACTGAAGGCGTTACTCCATCTGGTAGTCAGTTAGCTATTACTAATGTCAATGCTACTGTTTTACAGTATGGCGACTATGTAACTTTGACTGACAAATTATTATTCACCACCCTTGATCCAGTTTTAACTGAAACTGCCGAATTGCTTGGCATCCAGTATGGCGATACTATTGATCAGTTGACCAGAAATATCTTGAGGGCAGGAACTACGATTCAGTATGCTGGGAGTGCCACTGCCCGAGATGAGGTTACTTCCGCAATGAAAATCACCAAAGCAGAAATTCAAGAAGCAGTAAGGACCCTTAAAACCAACAACGCTCGCAGAATCACTTCTCAAGTTGATCCCAGCACTGGATTTAATACCAGTCCCCTTTCCGCTTGCTATATCGGCATTGTCCATCCCGGAACAACCTACGATTTGAAGAATATTCCAGGATTTATCAGGGTTGAAGAATACGGACAAAAGAAAGCAATGGAAGGCGAGGTCGGAACCTTGGATGAAGTTCGCTTTGTTGAAACAACTAACGCTTCAGTGTTCTCAAGTGCTGGTTCAGGGAGTATCGATGTTTACGGTACGCTAATTTTGGGTACCGAAGCCTACGGGATTAGCAGAATTTCAGGCGAAGCAGTTAAAAACATTGTAAAGCCCCTTGGTTCAGCCGGTAGCGCGGATCCCCTGGATCAACGTCAAACCTCTGGCTGGAAGGCAACCCATGTCGCCAAGATTTTGAACGAAAGCTTTTTGCTTCGTTTAGAGCACGCCGTTTCATCCTAAGCTAATTGATGAGGGCTGAGTAAAATCAGCCCTCATAACGATTTATGAATTTAAACAAAATGAAACTTGCCGGTTTAAGAAAATTGGCAGTAGAAAAGAAAGTTGAAGGTGCGGAAGAATTAGAAACACGTTCTCAACTCATTGAGGCCATTGAAGCCAAATTGGCTTCAAACGAACCAGAGGAAGAACCGAAGGCACCCAGTAAAGAAATGCCGTTAGAGCCAGGAGAAGGTGATACAGATGAAGAAGAAAGTGACACAGATGAAGATGACGAGACCAGTGGCGAAGGAGACGGAGATGAACCCTCTCGCCTAAAAGAACCATCAGTTACTGGTCCTGGTGTTGTAGATGAACGTGTAGCTGTTGGAAGCAAGGCAGAAAGAATGAAGAAAAAACTAGCCAAGCAACCCAAAGTTAGGGTTTTGATTCCAAAAGAGAAAAAAGAACCGAAAGGCGCAACCTTTCCAGTGCAGATTAATGGTTATCGTTTAAACATTAGAAAGGGTGTCTATGTTGAAGTTCCGGAACAAATTGCGGATGTTATAAGAGACTCTCAAGAGCAGACAGAGGCCGCTGACGAAGAATTTAAAAGAACGGAAACTGGCGAGCCCATGAGAATTGAGGGTAATGCTCCATCAGCTCTTCAGTAAAAGTCGTAGGATCATAAACCATTAACATTTAAAATCATGGCCACAGAAACACAAACCCAACATCAAGTTAGAAATCTTACCGTTGTAAGGTATCTTGAAGCAACAACCGCCGCAGAATTTGAGCTCACTGTTGGCTTCACCGCCAGATATGTAAGAGTAATGAATACCGCTTCTGGCGATATGATGGAATGGTATGAAGGAATGTCAGATGCCGCCGCTATTAAAAGAACTGCGTCAAATGGAAACGTTACTGTTCTCACCACCTTAGGCATTACCGTATCTGGCAATGTAGTTACAGTCGGTTTAGACACCGATGTAAATGTAGTGAACGAGCAAATGGTTATATTAGTTCAGGGCTAATAATTAAAAATCGTTAATCAGCAAGTGTTAGAGATGACGAACTCTTCAAAGACGCTTGCTTAAAAAATGAGTAAATTTAGTGAAGAAATCGCTGATCATGTTAGGGAACGAATGCTTACTCCAGAGGTTTTTGCCAGAAGACAGGCAAGAGTTTTTTGGGTAAAGAAAGCCGCAGACCCAGATTATACGACATTCGTAGCAGAACACCCCGATTATGAGGATGCTGTTCCGGCTGTTTATACCACACTCACAGCCGCTATGGCCGCAACAAGACATGACGATCGAATCCTTCTTTTTGGAGGAGACTGGACAGGTAACTACACCACTCCTGCCAATACAGTTGCGAGAAATGTTTCTGTTATTGCTCTGGGTGCTGCAACAAGCGGAGTTACTGGTAGAGCTTGGGCAGGTGCCACCACAGGATCCAGCCCTATCTTTACGATTCAGGCAAGAGGCTGGAGAATTAGCGGTATTGAGCTTGTCCCGGGTTCTACTTCATCTGCAATCACTTTAAGCGGAACAAATGCCAACTATTTCCAAGTAGATAACTGCTCAACCTGGACGGGTAAGTATTTCCTTTTGCACGAAGGAACTCACTTTGTCAAAGTATTGAACAATCACGTCACAAACCTGAACGCAACTGGAAGTATTGGCATTGGTTGTTTAACAGGAATCGGAGGCCAGCACTGGGACGTTAGAGACAACTTCTTCAGCGACAATTACAGTCACATCAATTTTGGTAGCTCTCGTGGTTTATTCGGTTCGAGAATTCAAGGGAATATCTTTGTTAAGGGTGGTGTCTGGAGAACAGCAACCGTGTTATTGGACAACAGGAACACATCAGATACTGGTGGATGTGCGATTGTAGGAAACTACTTTGATTGCACAAAGACCCAGTATGGCGATGATTCATCAACAGCGTTTATCCGCACTCAATCTCGTGATTTTGGCGCAGGAAATATGTGTAATGATGGAGTTCCGGCTGCCGACATTAGCCACTAATCATAGAGTCTTCCTTGTGGATTCGCTCAGCCTCCAACTTTTTGGGGGTTGAGACGAATTCGCATGGGCAAGGTCAAAATAATAAAATTTAACTTAAAAATCATGGCCAACATACAAAGAAGAGGAGATATAAAAATAGTAAGAGCAGCAGCCATATTAACTGGTTCTTATGTGGCTGGAATAGATCTCGTTAATTGCGAACCATATAATCAGCTACAAGTATCAGTTAATTTTACAAAAGGATCTCTTACTACGATGGAACTGAAAATAGAATTCTCTATTGATGGCACAAATTGGCTACAAGAAACCTTTACAAGCATTTCAACTGGTACTGCGACTGAAACATTGGGCGAGCATGCTTTTGGAGCTTCAGGAAAATATCTTCTTGAAATTCCGATTGCTTGTTCAAAAATAAGGATTAGCGTCAAAGGAACTGGAACCGTTACCTCCAGCACTGTTACGGTTGATGCCGCTTTAGCAACTGTCTAAAATGGGATTTAAAAATAGACAATCAAATGAAGTTCCTGGTCCAAAGGAACTCGAGTTAAAGAAGAAGCAAATTCAAGAAGAGATTGCTGATTTAGGTATTCGGCATGCAGAAACCTCAAGAGCACTGAAAGAAATAGAGAGCAGAAAACAGAAAGCAGAAGATGTCAAGAAAGAACTTTTGGCTTTAGAGAAAGAAAAAAAAGAAAAACAAAAACAACTTGCTGGTTATAAAGACAAAATTGCTGGAAAGAAAAAAGAATTCATTAAGCTAAGTGACGAGTATTCGGCTTTAGTTAAGGATTTATCTGCAAAAGCCCACAAAGCTAAATGTGAAAAAGATGTGGAAAACTCTGAAATTGAAGCCAAAGCAAAGGAAGCACAGACCAAACTTTCTGATTTGCATTCCAACATTGAAGAGTTAGAAAAGACCAAAACGGACTTTGGGGAATGTGTAAAAGTTCTCAACGAAAAAATAGTCGGCCTTCAGGCATTCAACAAGGAACTGGAAGGGATCGTCAAGGAGTTGCCTGCCCGCAGGCACGAGTTAGAATTCCTCAACACACAAGTAGAAAACTTAGAATCCAAAGCAAAATCTTTGTTTAAAGATATTAAGGAATTTGAAAAAGCACTTGCTTCTATTAAGAGCAAGACCGAGAAAGCCAAAGCGGGATACAAGAAATTCAAAGAATCCTCTGAAGAAGAAATGCGTGCTTTTACTGAAAAGAAGAACAAAAGACAAGCCGAATTAGATGAGAAGGCCGGTCTTATAAGCCAAAAAGAAGCTTGGATTAAAGGAAAGACGAACGATTTAAGGAAAGCAAAGAAAGAACTGGAGAAACATTTTAATAGACCAATTAAACATATAATTATTTAATATGCCTGGTTTTCGTAATCGGCAAGAAACCGGCCGGCCGGTGACCATTAAAGACGAAGGCGTTTCCTTGGTAGATAATGTTGCCTCGATTGACTTTGCGGGAGCAGGCGTTTCGGGTACTACTGTTGGAACCGATGTTACAGAGACAATTTCCAGCGCAGGAGGTGCGTTTCAAGAAGAGACTCCTTCTGGGACGATAAATGGGTCAAACAAGACTTTTACTCTGTCTGTTACCCCCATTTCTGGCTCTCTGGAAGTTTATTTGAATGGCGCTTTCCAAACAGCCGGCGGTGAAGATTACACTTTATCAGAATCTACAATAACTTTTGTAAACGCTCCTCCAACGGGTAGCGTGTTAAGAGTTAGATACCAAACATGAAAAAAACACTAAGAATCATTTTAATAATTGGACTGTTTTCCATTGCGACAACAGCATCAGCTGTAACTGTTTTATTTCCTACTCAAGGAGGAACAGGGACAGGAACTTATGCCCAAGGCGATATACTCTACTCCGACGCAACCAATAGTTTAGCTAAATTGGGGAAAGGCACTGCTTACCAAGTGCTTCATTCGGCCTCAAACCTACCAGCCTGGACATCTACAATAGGAGCCACAGGAACACGTCTAAGCGCATATTTAGACACGGCCGACATAAACACTGCGACAATAAATACATCTCTTGTTCTTAGTGGCCCCGTTTCAAGCAGTATAGATTTGGATGGCTATCGTCTTATTTTAGACCCTGACGGCGGTATGTATATGCAGGCGACAGCCAATGACAATCTGGGCATTATGGGCGGCAACGTCGGCATCGGGACGACAGGGCCAACAAGCCGACTAACCCTTGAAGGTATAACGGGTATAGATTTCGCCCCTGGTTCTGACACAGACGTTGATTTAATTACCCTGCCGGGAGTTACAGGCGCACCAAATTTTATGTGGGACGAAAGTGGAAGCAGCTTTGTGGCAAATGTGAGAATAAGATCGCATGTTACGGGAACGGCCGTTAACCCTAATTTTGGGGTATCAACTTTAGAAGGAATGGGAATGTTCAAGGCGACCACTAGCCAATTAGCATTTTCAACAAATAATGCGGAACAGGTCAGAATAGACTCCAGCGGCAACGTCGGCATCGGGACAACGGGGCCAGGGGCGAAGTTACATATTACTGATGGAACTACTGCACAAATAAATCTTGAGAAAACAGGTACAGGGGCCGGGACAGCTTATATTTACAACGACTCAAACTTATCTATAGAGTCTCCTGGCCTCCTATATTTGAGAGCAAAAAGTGACGGGAGCGCAGCATTTTCGGCAAAAGCATCCGCTTATCATTTTAATATTGGAAGTACTGAAAAGGTCAGAATAGATAGCGACGGCAACGTCGGCATAGGCACAACAGCACCGGGTTATGATTTGGACGTAGTTGACAATGCTAGAGTTGTAGATAAACTCTATGTAGGTTCAGATAGCTACCTATCTTATATAGATAGTACCAGTCCTTACATACGGATTAATGCCCAAAACGACCTACTAATAATGTATGACGGCGGTAACTCTCAAACATTTGCAGTGTATGAAGATGGAACTCATAGTATTTCACTGGTAGGTAGCAACACTCAATCTTCTTTAATAACTAGTGGAACAAGTAATGATCTTCTAATAGATGCTTCTGGTGGAGATATAACTATCGGCTCGGGAGATAATATCGACCTGAATGGAGACATGTATATTGAAAACAGTAGTGGCAATGTCGGCATCGGGACGACGGGGCCGGATATCAAATTATATGTTGCCTCAAATAGCTCAGGTGCTGGTGTGGTTAGTGTTCAAAATACTAACAGCGCGGGTTATTCAACTATCAATCTTATTAATTCTGCGGGAACTGGAGTCGGAAACTACGGCTATGGGAATCCCACAGCTACCTCTGTGCCACATAGAGGGATAGTTTATTTTGGTGGGCTTGGCTCAGTTCCTGTGGGGTTGTTTACGGCTGGTTCAGAAAGGTTAAGAGTTGACAATAGCGGCAACGTCGGCATCGGGACGACAGGGCCGCAAGACGCATTACATATTCACGGTAGTACTAATGCAGTAATAAGGCTATCTGACGCAGATGGCACTGGATATGTTTGGAATGATGGCACTTATACTGCAATAGGCGGCGGGAGTGCAGGAGACAGTATTTTTATCTTAGATAGTGGTAATGTTGGTATCAAAAAGTCTACCCCAGATGCAGCATTAGAAGTAGTTGGTGATTTGATGATAAGTGCAGCAGAAGGGGGGGATGGGGACAGGTTTATTGTAGATACAAACGGCAACGTCGGCATCGGGACGACGGCCCCCGTCTCCAAATTAGACGTGGATGGCGGGATCAGAGCAGATATGGTAACTGCCGACCCTTGTGGTGGGGCTGATTTCCCCGAAGCAACCATTTTTTATAACGACACGAGTAATTATTACTGTTATTGCGATGGGACAAATGATGTCAAACTTCACGACCCAGCGGTGGCGTGTTTCTAAGGTAATAATATGGCCAGCAAAGAAGAACAATTTTATGATTCTTTGCTCATAAAACACGGATTTGAGCTAATAACAGTCGCAAATTACAAAAGAGTTCTTAAAAAGTTTATTAAGGACATCGGAACAAGTAAGCCGAAACGACAACGAGCCGAAACCTATTTGGCGGAAATGAGGAAAAAGGATTATCCCTATTCCCATATATCCAATTCGGGAGTGATTATTAGTAGATATATGGAGTTTATCGGCAGGGTAATTGACTGGCATAGACCCAGGAGGCCGAACACACTACCAACAAGAGAAATTTTAACAGAAGGCGAAATAGCAAGAATTTTAGCGGCAACCAAGAACAGCAGGGAAAAAGCGATGATCAGCATTCTGGCTTACTGTGGCTTGAGAAACAAAGAATTATGCCAATTAAAAGTAAAAAACATAGACTTGGACAATAATTTGGTAAAAGTAATCGGTGGCAAGCTGAAAAAGGATAGGATAGTGCCAATGAGCAAGGAATGCGGTAGAACGATTATCAAATATCTTAGAGATTATGGGAGAGAGAAAAAGAAAAGATTGTTTGAAACATTGGTATTGAAAAGAGATTATAACGGCTGGGCCTTAAGAAAAATGGTGAAGGTAGTAGCAAGGCGGGCCAAGATAAAAAAGAGAGTTTATCCCCATCTGTTCAGGCATTCTTTTATCAGCCATTTGATAGATAGGGGGGCGAATATAGTAGCAGTCCAGCAATTTGCCGGCCATTCCAGGATAGAAACTACAATGCTATACACGCACCTAACCCCCGAAAGAATCCAAAAAGAATATCGGTTCCATATACCAAGCTACTTATGACAACAACAAGCCAAGACAAACTAAAAAAAATATTAGCAATTTTAACTGCGTTGGGCATAACAATGCTTTTGGGCGTTGCAATAAAAGAAGCCCCAGAGATAATTGAAGAATATCAAAAAAGCGAGGAAGTAGAGAAAATCAAAGAAGACATTATTAAGTTAGAGGCTGATTTAGAAATATTGCAAACCGATTTAGAAACATTAGGTGAGCCATTGGACGATCCCATAAAAGCAAGCAAATTCAAACTGGCATTAAGAAAGTTTGGGGTAGAACATCATATGGCCAAAGATATTGCTGATTATTTCTACGATAAGCCGAAAGCAAAAAAAGACGATAAACATGTCCTTATATGGTCTCATGATTGGCAAAAAGAATGGGAAAGAGTGGTCAATGAGACAAGATTGATTTTGGGGATAACGGATTTTGGTCCAGGAGAGGGTGGCGATGCCTATGTAGAGAAATTTAACCTTTTAATAATGAGTGTAGCAAACACTCTGCCATAAATATGACACCAGCAGTTTTGGCGGCTCTTATCCGCCGAAAAACAAGAACAAACTCAACAACCTTTCCAGACGATGACATGTTGCCCGATGTCAATGTTTTTAAAGATGAGATTTCTAAAAAGATAGCGGAAGCACGCCCAGAAGAGTTTAACGTGACAGAGACCGATGATCTGGCGGCTGATACAAGATTATATGCATTCAAAGCCGAAGTGATGAACAATTTAGTTCGGTTAGAACTAAAGTTTTCCTCAAGCGGAAATTATGTTTTAGCTGTTCCTTCAAAGTTAGCTCAAACAGGAATTCCAATGCAGGAATCAATTATTGTTACTTACTACACCAACGAAGAACCAGAATACTTTATTAGGGGAAAACACATTTATATTCTTTCTTATACAATTACCGCAGTTACTGCTGGAATTAGGTGGGTTTATAAAATCTGGCCGGCTGATTTGGCAAATCTTACCGGAAGCACTGATATTTCAGTTGATGCTTCAGCCACTTCTCTCGGTTTTCCTAAAGAATTTCATGAGTTATTGGCCCGAAGAGTTTCCATTGAGTATAAAGATAGAAACAAAATTCGTTTGAGTAGTAGAGAAGCGCGCTATGATGTTGATTTAGAAAAAGCATTAGAAGAATATGCAACTCCGGTCTCAACCGAGGCCATAATTGCCACCGTTCCATCCTCTGCTGATAGAGGGGACGATGATGGCTATAATCTATGACAATAGAACCTCAAAACATTGTTACATTGGTAGTCGCTACGATCGCTATTCTTATAAGCGGTAAAATGGCTTATAACCAATGGAAAGCTAAAGTCATGGGCAAATTTTTTCAAGATGGTGCTAACCAGGCAGTTCGAACAATAATGGCTAGGGCAAAATCAGGAAAAGAATTTAAACTTGGAGATGATCAGACAGGCGAAAATATATCTTTAATAATGGTAAATAAGAAAAAAGACAAAAAGGATAAAAAGAAAAAATAGTGCCAAATCTTTTTCCACAAGGAGTTAGGGGTTTAGCTGATAGCAAATTTGCTGGCGTTCTTGGCAGTGTTTATAGAATGGTAGGCATAGATATTCACAGCGAACCGGGGCTAATTAAAGTTCATCAGAAACTGACCAAAGATAGCGGTTCAACTGTTGATGCTTTATGTAGGGTAAGAATCGCGGCGTCAGACGGTTCAACCCTTTGGTTTTCTTATACAACCGGCAAGATTTGGAGAAGGACTTCAGCGGGTGCATGGTCTTTGGTTCATACCACCACACCAGCCGTAGGGGGGGCAGGTTGTCTTGGAGCCGAAGAACACGATGGTTATATCTACTGGGCCACAGAAAGCCGCTTACACCGCAAAACAATTACAGATTTAAGCAACTGGTTAGGTGGCGTAACTCAAGATTGGGGAACTTTTACAAACACAGATTCAGAATTCCACCCAATGGTAAAACAAGGAACTAGTCTTTTCATCGGAGACGCCAATTATGTTGCCAAGGTTTCAGGAGACACTGGCTCTCACGCTTTTACGGCTGATGCCTTAGATTTAAGACAACCTTTTCGCATCAAAACAATGATTGCCTTTGACATTGACCTTCTTATTGGAACTTTCATTCACGCGAATGTTAATAGCTGTGAAGTTATTAGATGGGATACTGAATCAACCAGCTGGAATGCTTCGGACCCGATTCCTGAAAATGGCATCAATTCATTTATAAGAGATGACAATTATGTTTATGTTAATGCTGGCAGATTCGGCAGAATATATTTCTACGACGGCGTGAGACTGCTTCCTTACAAAAGAATCCCTGGTAGCTGGGATCCAAACAAAACCGCAGAGATTTATCCTCAAGCAACCACTACTCTTTTAACAATTCCACTTTTTGGTCTCTCAAACATAGCAGGAAACCCCCAATTACAAGGGGTTTACAGTTTTGGTTCTTATTCAAAAGATTATCCAAAGGTTCTTGGCCTTTCCTTTGTTATTTCGTCAGGAGCTACCACCGGAGTAGAAATTGGCGCAATCCAGGCAGTAGGCGCCGATCTTCTCGTTTCTTGGTATGACGGCACAAATTACGGAGTTGACAAATTAGATTATCAAAACAAATATGCTTCTGCCTACATAGAGACCACTTCAATCACTTCTGGGGAGGAAAGAAACTTCTTAAAAAGCACGCTTGAGTTTTTTGCTAATTATGCCAAGCTTCCGACTGGCACCGACATAACTTTTAAATATAAAAAACAGCACGAGGTAGATTATAATGATGATCCGACCTCACTTACTGATACTAAATTGATGCAAGTTAGAGCAGAAGCCACTACTCCAGAAGTAGCCGCACTTCAAATGAAAATTGAGCTCACAGTCCAGAATGACAATCAAGCTTTTACGGCTGCTACTTCAGATGTGATTACTTCTGCGGCTCATGGGTTGACAAACGGAGATATAGTAACAGTTGCTTCAAGCACTACTTTACCAGCCGGCCTTTCGGCCAATACCGAATACTATGTAGTAGAAAAAACAACTGACACTTTCAAACTTTCAGCCACACCCGGCGGGACAGCCATTGATATAACAGACACGGGAACAGGAACCCACACCTGGTATAGAAA